ATGGCTCGAATTAAGCTCGACGGGCTTTCCTATTTTCCGCTGGATACGTCTTTCTTCGATTCGAGAAAAATCAAGGTGCTTCGCTCTAAATTTGGGTGTGAGGGTATATGCCTTTACATCTATCTTTTGGCTGAAATCTATCGGGACAGAGGCTATTATCTGTCCGTTGACGAGGATTTTTACGCCATCGTCGCCGATGACAACGGTCTTGATGAGGACAGGGTAAGGGAGATTGTCGCCTATTTTTGCAGAAACGATTTTTTTAATCCGACACTTTTCGATAAAAATATACTCACTTCAAGCGAGATTCAAAAACAGTATCAGGAGTGTGTGAAAGTAAGAGGGAGATATCGTTATCTCTTGGTTGAAAATGATATATGGCTTCTTGATGAGCAAGAAACGGAAGAATATATTTGCAGAGAAAAAGAGGATTTTCTTAAAGAAAAAGGCGATTTTCTCAGAGAAAATCCCACAAAGAAAAGTAAAGAAAATAAAAGTAAAGTAAATAAAAGTAAAGAAAAGTATTCTTACCTCAAAGGAAAGACGGGGGACAAAACCTTTGATGCCGAAAGCTTTGCTAAATGGGAATTTGAAAATACCTACTTAAAATAATTCGGAATGCGGAATGCGTAATTCGGAATTGACACCTCATCCGTCACTTCGTGACACCTTCCCCTTGAGGGGAAGGCTTGGGGTGCGAAGTTTGTGAGGACGAAAGGAGAATATATGAAAATTGAAATTAAGCGAAACGAGGTGTTTGCGCCATGTTGGGAGGCTAAAACAAGATACGTCGTTATGAAGGGCAGTGCCGGCAGCGGTAAAAGCTTTGACTCGGCTACGTTTTATATCGTGAGGCTCTTGTCACAGCAGGGCAGAAATCTGCTCTGCATACGAAAAACTGCCGAAAGTAACGAGCGCTCGACCTTCCGTGAACTGCAAAAGGCGGTTAAACGTATGGGACTGTCCGACTACTTTACCTTTACGCTGAGACCGCTTCTTATTCGATGTGTAAACGGTAACGAGGTGCTTTTTGGTGGCGTAAATGACGACACTCAGAGGGAACGCCTCAAATCAATTACGGCGACAAGCGGAAACATAACGGACATCTGGATTGAGGAGGCGACAGAACTCTCCCGTGACGATTTTGAAATTATTGACGACCGTCTGCGAGGCATTTTGCCCGAAGGTTTGTTCTATCAGATCAGACTCACCTTTAATCCCGTGTCGGCAGGTCATTGGATTAAAAGGGTCTTCTTTGACATCGACCGTGACGACGTCACACTTTCCCATTCGACGTATCTCGACAATGCCTTCTGCGATGAAGGCTATCACCGTCGTATGATGAAAAGAAAGGAACTCGACCCCGAGGGCTATCTCATTTACGGTCTGGGTGAGTGGGGTGAACGGGGAGGTCTCATTTTTACGAATTATCAGATAAAGGACGTATCGAAAAATGTTGAAAATTACGACTACGTCCGATATGGGCAGGACTTTGGCTTTAATCACGCCAATGCTCTGCTTGAAATCGGCATAAAGGACGGGGACATCTATATCCTGCGTGAACTCTACGTCAGAGAAAAGACAACCGACGAAATAATCGCCCTTTCGACAGAATTTGACAAAAATATCCCTATGTGGTGCGACTGCGCCGAGCCCGACCGTATCGTTATGTGGCGAAGGGCAGGCTTTAATGCAAGAGGCGTTGTCAAAAAGCCCGTTGCTTTCTGCAACGACTGGCTCAAAAGACGAAGGATTTTTATTCATCCCGATTGCGAGAATACCATTGATGAAATATCATCATGGCGTTATCAGAAGGACAAAAACGGCGACTATACCGACGAGCCCGTGCCCTTCCACGATGACGCTATGGCGGCGCTTCGCTATGCCTGCTGTGAGTGGTATTCCAAGGAAGCCGTTACACCACCTGCTTTGACGAGTGTAAAGAAGTACAACTTTACAGCGGAAAAACCGAGAAACAATACGGTAAGAGGGAGAGTGACGGTGGTGTGATGAAAACTTTCGTTTTCATCAATGAATTGCCTTACGGCATGAATTGAAATATAAAATTTCATGAATTGAGCCTACAGCTCATGAATTGCACCTTTGGTGCATTAAGGCAATTCAATTCATGTTGTGATAACAACAATTCATGACAACGATAGTTGTCAATTCATTTAACAAGGTGGGATAGAGGACGACGAAAGGTGGTGATAAAATGACTGAACTTATTGCGGCTGTGCTTGCGGTGCTTATATACCGTCTCGGTGTGTACGATGCAGGCGTCAAGACAAAGAAAAAGAAAAGCGAAAACGGTTACGACGTTTTAATGGCGAACATCGAACGCTACGACGGCACGGCGGACGGACAGAAATCAATTCGGAATTCGTAATTCGTAATTCGGAATTAAGGTAGAAATTCCTTTCGGAATTTCATTGAATTGCGGTTCGTCGAAAATTCAATTGATTTGTAGGGGAGGGGCTTGCTCCTCCCGTTAAAACAGGGTTCCTATTGTGAGGACGAGAAAGGAAATGAAATGGATAATAAAATTTTAATAAAGAACAAGATGAATGAAATTCTGCGGGGAGATACGGATATGCTTGCAAGAAAGTATATCGGCAGAAGTGCTGACACTATGAACAGCAAAGATAAGGATAAGGCTCTGGCAGATATTTATATGGCTTTCAATGATGAATTGAAGAAATCAAAAGAAGTGAAAAGCGACGTTGCTTTGAGAAGAGAGCAAATCGACAACGAAATGAAGGATATCCGAAACCGTGACAGAGATGAATTGCTGTCACAGAGGATAAGAAATTATGACCCGTCAATAAGTATTAAGGAGAAAGACGCCATTCTCGGTAAGATTTACGATGGATTGCAGAATGAAAGAAAGAAACTTGATAAGTCATCCGGCAAAACGACTACTCTTAAGCCTGAAATAGAATTTTTGCCTGACAGAATCGGCAAGCTGGAAATAACAACTCTGCCGGGAACGGTTGAAGAACCTGAAATAATAACTCTGCCGGGAACGGTTGAAGAACCTGAAATAATACCTATGCCGTACAGACCGGGAACGGCAGAACTGATGCCCTTGCCCTACAAGCCGGGAACTGCAAAAGCAGAGCCCTTGCCCTACAGACCGGGGCAGGCTAACGGGTATACGAATTATCCGTACTATTTCAATGAGGAGAAAACGAAAGGAAAAACCCTCTTAGAAGATGCTTTAAGAGGAACAGGTGTTAAAAACACAAACGAACCAAGCGTTAAAATGCTTTCAAACAGGTCAGACATACAGCCCGTGAAGTATTCTGCCACATCATCCCAAGGCAGGCGCAATCCAAGGACTAATACGTCAAAACAAGATGAAACTGATAGGATAAATAGAGAATTGGATAATAGCATAGCTTATATACAGTCGCTTGAAAAACCTACACAAGACGAAATGTCAGATGCGTATTTCAGACAGCAGGTTTTTAACAGTACGGACAGAGATACGTTTCTCGAAAATCATCAGGAAATGTACGGCTACTATTACAATGACAATATGAGCGAAGCAGAAAAGAATGATTTATACAGATATGTTAAATCATGCGTCGAAGAAGAAAGCAATGCTGCGCAAAGTAATGCAAAAGGCTTATGGGATGCAAATGATGCTATTAAATGGATAGAAAAGAATGTATATGATGTACAAAACGGAAATGCGGATATAAATTTCACGTATAACACTTTGCTTGAACAGCAGGCTTATGCATGGGCTAATTATGCTAATACAGGCAGTCAATATGCACTTGAGGTTGCATACATGTGGGATTTGGCGGAAGAAAAGTTTTTAAATGATAATGACGTCGGTCAAGGCAATTTTTTTACAAACACACTGATGTCAAAACTTCCTGGCAAAATAAATGAAGTTAAAGCAGGTGCCAAAACGGGCTTAGTAGGAGCAGGAGTAGGCGGAGTTTTAGGAGGAACGCCAGGGGCGTTTACCGGTTGGAGTAAAGGTTATGATATAGGAACGACGCTTAATGACTTTAATAAAAATACGGGTATTGCATGTAAAGCTCTTGTTGATGCCGGAATAGAAGCAAGTCTTGCAGTGAAGGGTGCGAAAATTATTGCATCATTAGGCGCGGGGGTTGGTGCTATTTTTGAAACTATATGTTCTTCGTTAGGTGATGATGAAATAAAAGATGAAGCAATAGAGAAGATTGTTGAAGTATATGCCGAGGCATTTGGAGATAAGGTCGGTGAATATGTGCAGGATAAGTTAACACAAACTTATATTGGGAAACACAGTTAAACTTGAAAAAATGTACCGATGCCATTATACTGAAATAGGGTGATTTTATGTATTGGATAGCTTTTATCTTTGCGTTTTTACTGATAATCGCAAAACCGAGCAGGCACAGCTGGTTCCGTGGCAGAGAATATGTCTGGAAATATGAAATATATTTTTCTACGTTTTTAGTAATATTCTTATATTCTGTGAGAACCTCATACTCTGTTGCCGAGGATCTGTCAGTTATTATTTTTGGCGACGGTCACATTATGGAAACGCTTGCAATAACAGCGGTTCTGCTCATCGTTTTGCTCTTTTTTATCGGTGATTATTACATCACCTGTGCAAAAACTCTGTTTGAAGTGCAGGGTGAGGGCGATTATGAAACGAACACCTGGCTGACGGGTGAGTGGAAAGTGATGTGGCTTTACATATTTATGTCAGACCTTTGTCTGTGTATGCTTCTACTCTTGCAAAAACTTGCAAACAACGTGGTTGACCTTTTGTTTGCTTCGTACGAGGTGTCGGTGGGTATACTTATCGCCTCTTTTGCAATAAAATGGGTTGTGTGTCTGCCACTTATCATTTTTGGCGCATATAAGATCTTTGATAAGATTTTTCACCAAAAAATATTGCTGATGTAGGGGGTATATTATGGATTTGATTTTGTATTCGATATATGCTCTCTTTGTGGTGTCGGTTGTTATTGCACTCATAAAACGCTCACAGCGTACGGTTAAATTCTGCTCGTTTACCTTGAGCTCTTGTGTCGCTGCACAGTTTATGAAACTTGTGACGGAAGCGACGTTTCTTGCAACGGAAACAGCATTTGGGGCATCACCCGAAATGCTTGACAAGCATGGGGATTTGATTTTCGCTATCGGTCTGGAGAGCAGTGCCGTCGTTGGCGGAATAGTAACGCTTGGCTATATGGTCATATTCTCGATATGGTATTTGCGAAGATACAGAGGTCTTGGAAATATAATTAAATTCAACGCGGTTGTTTTTGGTGTGTCTGCCCTGCTTGAAAGGCTTTTTGACAGGCTGTTTGCACTTTTCCCGACAACCAATCTCTATGGATTTGCCAAAATCGGCATATTGCTTGCCGTGATGCTTCTTTTGAAGTTGCCCCTCGATTTAATTGCCGAAAAGTTTGGCTGGACGGATGAGGAGTATTATTCATCGTATTCAAGCCGTGTGAAAGAGGGTTTTTCGGCAATCGGAAAATGGCTCTCAAAGGTAAGGGCGTATGCCGTGATACCGATTGTCCTCGGCGGAGGCATATTCTATCAGGCGTTTACAAGGCTGTTTACCTATATCGCCGTGGTGCGAAGTACCGATTATACATACGTTGATGTGAAAATGGCACAGGCTTACGCAGACGATATAAAAACGTACAGCATAATCGGGGCGGTGATAGCCGTGACTTTGCTGTTCGTGTGGTACGTAGGCAGACTCAATTTTGCTTTTGCAAATAAGGAAAATCAGTTGCTGTTCCACGTGTGTTTAGTCGGCGTTATGATTGTTTTTGCCGTTTTGGTATACGCACTTCTGTGGCTGATACCGCCGGCATTAACCCGTGAGAGACTGTCACTTCAATGTGCTTTGCAGGGTCTGTTTTGTCTGCCCGTTTTATGCTTTGTCATGCACAGACTTTTCACCGCTTTGATAGAAAAAATAAAGTACAAGGTGGGGTAAATTATGAAAAAATTATTTTGTTTAATACTTGCGGTTTTATTGTGTCTTGCTTCGTGCGGGAAGGAAGTGCCTGTTGCAGAAACCGAAATTGTTGAACCTGAAATTGAACAGGAAACCGAACCTGAAATTGAACCCGAAATTGAAATTGTACCCGAACAGGAAACTCAACCGAAGCTTGAACTGAAGAATAACTATGGAGATTATCCACCTATGCAATCCCCTGAAATGATTGCAAGGTTTGAAAAGGTTTGGGACTTTAGTCAATACTATTATGAATGTTTTGACGTACTTGAATTTGAAGGAAAAACGTACGTCGTTGCACTTTCCGGCAATGACTGGTCTGTTCATATGTTTCTTCTGAATGAAGAAAACGGGGAAGAAACTCTTGAAGAAACGGCAGCAGAAGGCTCGAGATACTTTTTTGAAGTGGATTTCATAAATATATCGCAGGGTAAATTTATTGAGGCATACTGTGCAACTCATATGGGAAACGGTAATTTGCTACTCATTCCGATTGATGAACCTTCAAAGGAAAAATATGCCATTCCGGCAATAGGCGGACTTGGCGGACATGACTGGTTGGCACAATTTAACTACCTTTCCGAATATGGCTCCAATGCTACTCGTTTCAAAAACGGGCATCTTGAGGCAGATTACCGTGACATAAACGGTGACGGGCATACCGATATTGTTATGACAGGCATACAGGAAGTAAATAACCGTGATAGAACGGAAGTTGTGGCAGAGTACGATTGCAAATTTGTCTATATCTACGACGTGTACGAAGATGAGTTTATACTTGACGTGTCAAGAAGCAGACATGATGAGTTGAGTTGATGAAGAAGCGAATGTTTCTTCATCACGGTGAAGTACGCCTTACGGTGTGTGAAGTTGCTTTGCAGTGAAGTTTGCCTACGGCAAGTGAAGTTCTGCCTGACGGCAGAATTATTTTTAGAATAAAAACAGAACAAATGTATGTTAAAGAAACGAAAGTTTCTTTAACAGCGATATGTGCTTTGCACTCGATATGCCTACGGCTCGATATGTGCTTTGCACTCGATATGTTGCCTGACGGCAACGAGAAAGGAGAAAAATATGAAAATAAGAGACATTCAGGCTTGGGACCTTTATACCCAGATTAAAAATCAGCACGAGCAGACGGGTCTGTTTACTATGACTGACCGCTGTCACAATTTCTACGTCGGCGACCAGTGGCGTGGCTGCGAGACGGGCGGTGAAAAATTGCCCGTACTCAACCTGATAAAGCCTATCGTTGACCACAAGGTCGCAACCGTCGCACAGAACAAACTGTCCATTGCGATAAATCCGCTCAACGTGGGCGAGGATTTTCCCAGTGCACAGATGATATGCTCAAAACTTACCGAGCATATGTCACAGATGTGGGAACAGCACAAAATGGACAGACGTCTCTGGGACGTATGCCGTAATGCCGCCATTACCGGCGACAGTTATATGCTTTTCTACGACGGCAAGGGAAACGGTCAGATTCTTGACCGTACACAGATTTATCTTGCCGATGAGCAGAACCGCTCTCTGCAGGAGCAGAAATTTATAATAATCAAGGAGCGACGCTTCGTCGAGGACGTAAAGCGTGTGGCAAAGGCTAACGGTGTCGATGCATCCTTTGTCACGGCTGACTCCGATACGACCGACGAGCTCGGCAACACTAAAGAGGTAAAGGGCGATTTCGGCAAGGTGTCCTGTATTCTCATGCTCTGGCGTGACGAGGACGGCTTTATTCACCGTTGCCGTGCCTGCAAGCTCTGCGTTTTTGAGCCCGACTCGAATACGGGACTGACGCTCTATCCGATTGCATCGTTCCTGTGGAACGAGAAAAAGGGCTCGGCTCGTGGCATAGGCGAGGTTGAGCCGATTATCGCCAATCAGATTGAAATCAACAAGCAGAATGCCCGTATGATTATGGCGTCAAAACTTGCAAGTTATCCCAAAATTGCCTACCGCAAGGGTACGGTAACCAATCCTGCTCAGCTTGAAAGCGTCGGCGGTGCTATCGAGGTTGACGACGTGAGTGTATCCGCACTCTCGGATATGGTCACCTATCTCTACCCGGCATCGATGTCTTCCGACGTGCTTAACATCTGGTCGAATCTCTACCAGCGTACCAAGGACCTTGCAGGTGCTTCAGATGCCGCACTCGGTATGATTGACCCGTCCAAAGCATCGGGTACGGCGATTATTGCCGTAAAATCGCAGGCGGCACTTCCGTTAAGCAGTCAGATGGCGGGCTTTAAGCAGTTTGTAGAGGACGTCGCTCACATCTGGTGGGACCAGTTCCTTGCCTACAATCCGCAGGGTATGAAAATTACCGTTACGTACAACGGTCTTCCCCGTGAGGAAATCGTCACGGCAGAGACGTTGAAGGCTCTTCGCATCAGAACGAGGGTTGATGCAACGCCAGACAGCCCCTTTGACAAATATGCCCAGGAGCAGAGTGTTGAACGTGCGCTCACCTCGGGTATGATTACCTTTGAGGAATACGTTTCTACCCTTGACGGCAGCAGTATCGCACCCAAGGCGAAGTTTGAAGCGGTACTTGCAAAGAGAGCGGAGGCTGCGACGACGCAAATGATGTTGCCTACGGCAAATGATGTGCTTCACAATGATGTTGCCTACGGCAAATGATGTCTGCCTACGGCAGAATTATGGTAGAAATTCCTTTCGGAATTTCATTGAATTGACAATCCCTCCGTCACTTCGTGACACCTCCCTTTACACAAGGGAGGCTTTTTGGGTGGGATGAAAACAGGGCTCCCATTGCGAGGCAAACGGAGTGCGTTGCAATGGGATAGAGGACAAGCAACGAAGCAGATGAAATTTTTGCGGATAGCAAAAATGGAATTAAGCGAAGTTTGCGAGGACGACGAGGACAAGGAGGTTTTATGCCTAAAAAGAAAAATAAGAATTTAAAAGAATGTATGCAGTTTCTGCTGGCGGCTCAGTGCTCGGGGGAGGCGGTGCAGGCACTTAAAGAAAGGTTCTCTTTAAGCGATGACGAGGCTACGGGCACTATGCTCGTTGCCGCTGCTCTGCTCAGCAGGGCGCAAAACGGCGGTGACGTGTCGGCGGTAAAAGAAATCCGCTCTATTATCGACAACTCGGCTGAGCTTAAGGATAATAAACTTGAAATCGTTATTAAAAATGCGTAAATTTAGGAAAATCGAAAAAAGGTATTGACAAAACCGAAAAATCCGAGTATACTGTAGATAGTTCAGACAGGCTGAACTATCTACAATTCGGAATTCGGAATGCGTAATGCGGAATTCGATGATGATTGTGTAAGGAGAAGTGTATGAAAGCATTTAAGGAAATAAAAGAAAATCCCATTATTCTTGATTTTACGGGATGCGAGTATCCGTCACAGATACATATGATTTTAAAAGAAAAGTTCGGTCTGCCCGATTATTACGGAGAGAACTGGGATGCGCTGTGGGACTGTCTGGATGGTTTGTTTTACGGCAGAGGCGATTATAAGGTTGAAATATACGGCTTTTCGTCACTTTCGGAGGAAGGCAGGGATTATTGTATGCCTATGCTTGAGATTTTTGAAGACGTGCATAAGGATACTCCAAACGTAATATTTGAACTTATATCATAAAACACAGAGTGCTGAAAGGCACTCTAAAAAATCACTAAAAAACAGAACAAATGTATGGAAAGTGAGCAAAATGACAGAAGTTAAATCGGGCTGCAAGGGCTGTTTTTACTGGCGGGAGTTATACGATGATTTGTTTGCCTGCCACTATATGCTTCATACCGGGAAAAGACGTCCGTGTGAAGCGGGAAAGAAATGCAAGGTTAAATCAATTCGGAATTCGGAATTTCATTGAATTGTAGGGGAGGGGCTTGCTCCTCCCGTAAAGAAATAAATAAAAAGGAAGAATATTATGAATACAGAAAACTTTAATGCAGTGAACGATGCACAGGGTGGAGTCGTGGACACCCACAACACAACGACTGATTCAGGCGTAGACAATGGGGAGGTCGCCGTACCCCGTCAGAGCGTAGAAACAAACGCCGCTTTTGCGTCCATGCGACGCAGTATGCAGCAGGCACAGCGTGAAAAGAACGAGGCTATCAAGGAGATGAACAGAATCAGGTGGCAAAACGATAATGCCGTTAGCATTGGGAGAGATAATGCCGAAATGTCATCACTTAAGGCTCAGCTTGAAGCGTACAAAAGCAGGGAGAGTCAGAGGCAGTTTGCATCCGACCTTGAGGAAATCAAAAACGAGTTTCCGAATGAAAATGCTAAAAGCATTGAGGACCTCGGACTTACCTTTATCAAACTTCGCGCTTGCGGAGTTGACAACCTCACCGCTTACCGTGCCATTGCATCACAAAGGCATTTGCCTGCCGATATAGGCAGAGTTGGGGCTGATGCCTCACAGGGTGAAAGACTGTTCTCATCGGAGGAACTTGACGCCCTGTCTAAAGAACAGTTAAGTAATCCAAGCGTGTTAAAGCTTGCGATGAAATCGATGAGAAAGTTGAAATAACTATGTTATTTCAATGATGTTGCTATGCAAATGATGTGCTACGCAATGATGTTGCCTGACGGCAAATGATGTCTGCCTTCGGCAGAATTGTGGTAGAAACTTCTGCGAAGTTTCATTGGATTGAAATAAGAAAGGAAAGAAAGATATGAGTAATAATTACAAATCATTTAAACCGACAATATGGAGCAAATTTATCGAGCAGACGCTCGGAAAGTACACAGTTTTTGAAAACGACTGCAACTACAGATTCAAGGGCGAGGTTGGCAAGGGAAAGACGGTTAAGATTCTCGGCGTTACACGCCCCTCAATCGGCGATTACACGGGTGAAAAGATTGCTGACCCCGAAGTTTTCGACGGTGTGGAGCAGGAGCTCAAAATCGACCAGGCTAAATACTTCAACTTTATGATTGACGACGTCGACGAGGCACAGTCCGTCGAGGGCGTTATGGAGGCTTTCATTGACGAGGCTTCAAAGGCAATGGCTGAATGCCGTGATTCATACATCGCAGAAATTATCGCTAAGGGTGCAGATGAGGATATGGTATCCGAATATACCCTTGCCGATATGGACAAGACCGAAGTTAAGGCGGCCATTGACAAGGGCATTCAGAAGCTCTGGGAAAACGGCGTTTCACAGAAGGATGACATTACGATTTACTTAAATCCTGCAATGTACCTTCTTTTCCAGGAGTACATCACCGAAACCAAGACCGATAATGACGAGGCTATTGCTTCGGGCATTCTCGGCAATTATGCGGGTGCCAAGGTCAAGATGTCAAACAACTTCTACAACGAAGACGGCACCGAATATCTTTTCATCAAGACCAAGAAGGCGGTTGCCTTTGCAAGCGGTATTGACGAAACCGAGGCTTACAGACCCGAAGGTCTTTTCTCGGATGCAGTCAAGGGCCTCAACACCTACGGCGGTAAGGTCATCAGACCCCGTGAAATGTACGTTATTAAGGTGGCGTAAATCTAATTCGGAATTCGGAATGCGGAATTCGGAATTGACAATCCCTCCATCACCTTCGGTGTTGGAGGGAGTTTGCGAGGACGGGACGACGAAAGGAACGATGATATGACTTTAACAGAGGCGAAAAAGAAGGTTTACTCTCTGCTTGACGAGTATTCGGTGGGCGGAGAGGTTGACCTTGATAAAGATATAGAAATACGGCTTAACTGTCTTTTTGATATGTGTCAGAAGAATCTTGCCTCACTTGCACCGGTACGAAAACTGATTGAAGTGCCTGAGGGCGAGTGGAAAAAGGGTGTAAAAATCATAAAATATCTGGCAGCCTTTGATATGCAGGGAAAGAGGATTTATCCGCAGATTATGGGGGATACACTCATTCTTCCGTGTGAGGCAAGGCTTGACGTATTGACTCTGCCCGAGGATATAACCGACGATACCTGCGAATTTGAAATTAAAGAGGCTTTGCAGGAGTGTATGCCCTACTGGGTGGCGGCATCTCTCTGCACGGTTGATATGGTGACATCCCCGTCAAACCTGATGTCACAGTTTAACGCTATGGTGGCGGCTGCAATTAAGGCGTCATCACCGTATACGGGGACGGTGGAGGTCATATGAAAAGAACGAAATATACGCCAATGAAGGGTGCAGACTTTACAAATGAGCCTGCACTCGTTGACAATGACAGAGCACCGATTTGTGAAAACATCATCCCCGACCATGCAGGCTATCCAGAAAAACGACCGGGGTGGCGAATGCTTCGTGAATACGAAAATAAAATCTACGGTCTGCACAAGTACACCTTCGGCGGTGTTACGAAAATGCTTGTCCACGAGGGGACAAAACTCTGGATTGACGGTGCGACAGAGCCTCTCTGCGAGGATATGGCAGAGAACGTGAGCAGGTCTTATCAAAATGATGATGACCTCATCATTTTGGACGGGCAGAATTACCGTGTTTACAGCGAAAAGAATCTTGAAAAACTCGGTACACCCTTTATCACACCTCAGATGGAGGGTGCCGTCCTTTATCATAACGGCTGCATAGACGTTATAGCGGTGTATCAGCTGTTTACGGGGAACGAAAAGAAAACGTGGCAGCCGAATGAAGAAATGACGGGCGCAACCGAAATTTCAAAACCTGCAGACAAAACCGTTTTTAAAATGGAAACTGCCGGTTGGTACACGTGGGTTATAAAATATACCGACCCCGACGGTAATGAGGCACAGAAGGGCTTTACCTTCCACTCTTCCGTAAATGAAGAAGTGACGGATAAAAGCTTATACATATGCAAGGAAGAGGGTACGAACAATGCCGTATTGACGTATGATGAGTCCGTATACGAAAGGGTCGATTATATAGAGTGGGCATACGTCGGGGAAGAGGATATTGCCTATAGTAGTACCGGAAGTCCCTTCAAAGACTGTACGGACATACAACGTATCACACTTGCAAATAACGGCTTTAAAATACATATGCCAAAGGCAGGATTTTACCGTTTTAAATGTGGGTTATATACAAACACATCTGATTACAAGAGTGCGGTATTTACCCTCTATGCAAATGAGTACGAAAACGGTTTCAACCTTTACAAAATGGGGAAAGACGACGAGATAAACCAAGCTAAAAGCGGTGGAAAGTACACGGACGGCGGGGCGTATATACCGACGACCAGCATAAGTAATACGGCGAGATTATACGACAGCATTGGTACTTTGCCGACGGTTATGAACGGTGTCGGTTATGAGGGTGTTAACAAGCTTTCACCGTGGCGGAGGATGACGGCAGTAGGCTGTTCAGCGGATGACAAACAGTTAATCGTGCTTGATGATGACTACTGCGGTGACCTCGTCGGAAATGAAATGAACTGGGATTCATACTTCTACAGACTTACAAAATGTATAGTATTTGTAAACGGTGTAAGGTGCGAGGTTGCCGCACATGTTGATACGAAAACGGGTGAAATGACCGACGGCAATCCCAATCAGAACAATGAACTGACGGAGTTTGGTGTAAACGGTCAGTTCATACGGAAAAACGTTATCTGTCTATATGGTATTGATATGACACCGCCCGTTGTCGGCAGGGACAATATAGAAGTATATTACGTTGCCGAGGCGGACAAGGATACCGACATTGCAAAATGCACCGTCATTTCCGAGTATGACAACAATATGTTCGTGACGGGCAACCCCGACAAGCCTAATTTTGACTGGCACAGCTACGCCGAAAACCCATATTATTTTCCTGATTTGAACTATCAGAAATTCGGTGACAATACCGCTGTGCTCGGCTATATAAACACGGGTGAATATCAGGCGATTGTCAAGGCTGACGGCGCGGCAGGCGGAAGCATTTACATAAGAAGCGTTGCCGAGTTTAACGGGGAACGTGCATACCCCGTAAAGCAGATGGCTTCGGGTGTCGGCGGTGTGAGTAAGGACGGTTTCTGCTCACTCATCGGGGATGACCTTATGCTCACAAAACAGGGCATTTTTGCATTTACAACTATAGATATGACGGGGGAGAAAACGCTCTCAAACCGAAGTTGGTACGTTGACGGAAAACTCACCAAAGAAAACCTTTCAAATGCAAATATGTTCGTGTGGCAGGGCAAGTGTATGTGTGCGGTAGAGGACAGGGTTTATATACTCAATGCGGAAAGCTCAATGTCGAGAAACCACAAATACGACACGCTCTACGACTGCTACTTCTGGACGGGCATACCTATGGAGAGGGTAGTCGTTATAAATGACGAACTTTTCTTCTCAAACGGGTGTAAAGTGTGTCGCCTTAACACCGATAAAGACGAAAAAGAACGTTACAATGATAACGGTACACCCATTATTGCACGTTGGGCAACGAAGCTTGACGATGACGGCGACATAACGAGATATAAAACTATGATAAAAAAGGGCAATACCGTTACGGTGAAGCCGTATGCAAGGTCATCGGCAAAGGTGTACGTGCGTACCGAAAACGACGTCGAAAAAGAGGTTAAAAAAGGCTATGCCGATATATTCGATTGGGAGAATATAGATTTTTCCAGACTTACCTTTTTAACGAGCAAGACGCTTCGTGAAATCATAGTAAATTCAAAGGTGAAAAAATATAAGCGACTGCAGTTTATCATTGAAAACGATGCTTTGGATGAAGGCTTCGGCGTTATCGAGATAAACAAGCATTTCGCTTATCAGAACTTTATAAAGAGGTGAGAAAATGTTTGAAATAATAAATGAAAATGATTTGAATAACTACGGTGTGGTTTCGGCAGAGAGCGTATTAAACGGTACGGCAGAGGAAAACAAGCAGGTCTTTGACCGTGCGGCAAAAGAACTTCTGATACCTGCATTCAATGCGCTTGCAGGCGACTGCAAAAATATGAACGAAACCGTGACGAACATTGTCGAAGACTTGAGCGACACACACGACGGTATGAAGAAGCTTTGCGAGGTAACACTTGACGAAGTGAAAAACAAGATTCCCATACAGAATGTTTCTCTTTCGAAGGGATACGTAAGGCTTTCCTATCCCACGGAAACGAGAGAGGTCTCGGGAAAGCCCATAGGTTATATTTTTGACGCAACGGGCAAGGTACGTGCGATAACGGCGTATCCGTCGGGTATCGGAAGAGACGTGACGGCACATTTTATTATGGATTTTGAGGTGTTCGGAACCGTTGCAAAGACGCTGTCCTTTGCGGTTTTTGCAAATGCAGACAGTGTCGTGGGCGACAAAACCACGGTCACCGAGACAACCGGTGCCATAAATACCGGCGGTGCCGTAACGGGTGTGCAGTTCTTCTTTGAAAATGGCTTCCCGATAGGCACAAAGCTTGAAGTGTGGGGTGAACAATATGCTTAAAGAATACTGGAAAAATCCAAATTACGATGCCGAAATCGTAACCCTCATAAGAGAGCGTTACAGCGAAAATGACGAGCTTGCCATCCTTCGTCAGAGGGACGTAAAGAGTGACGAATTTGCGCAGTATAACGCCTACTGCGAGGAGTGTAAGGCGAAAATAAAGGCGCTCATTGAAAAAGCGGGTGGCGTGGTGTGAGCATCGGCAACATAATTACCATTTTAAGCGTCGTCGCCACGCTCATTGCCGTGATGACGCCCATAATAAATCTCAACACGTCAATTACCAAGCTCAACTGCACGATAGACAATTTAAGCACGTCGGTCGGCAGGAGTGACGACAGGCTTGACTCACACTCAAAACGCCTTGATGACCACGAAACGAGAATTTCACATCTTGAAGGACAGAACTAATTTTGAATTTCATTGTAGGGTTCGTCGAAAATCGCCGTCCTGTTGTGAAAATGAGATAGGAAATGAATGATTAGATTGATGTTGCCATAAAAAAGGAACTATTATATAATTAAACAGGGTGGTTTTATGTTGGTGCAGGCCTGGAGACTTATTTGTTTTTGTTGAGCAGGAGAGGTACACTACCGGTGATGGCAAGTCGCAGTTTGACAGATATATGCAAGGTAAAGGAAATTCAATGACACTTTATAGGGTGGGATAAATTATGAAAAAGTTTTTTAAGATAGTCTTGTGGACGGGGCTTGTGTTGGCTCTGCTTATAAACGGATTGCTTATATCACTTGATCTGCACTGGAATAATACTCAGTATCTATCCGACCTGCCGGGCAGTGTCTGGTACTGTGAGGAAACCAATATGAAGGCAACGGTTTACTGTCCGTCCGGTGAGACACCCTATATGTTAATAGTTGACCTTGATGACGGCAGAGAGTATAAGGTCGATTCGATTGGCGATGACGATATGTATCTTTACAAAGGTAACCCCGATACCGAAAATGACCTTACTCATGCAAACGGATACTGTAAATGCGGTACGGAACTTGTAGTAAAAAGGATTTTTCTCAATATAAAACGCTTTACGATAAAGGTTGCAGACGGATGCTGGCATTTTCCGTGTGATGCTACCTTCTTGCCCGATAAGGACGGTGTCACGGAAAATATTTCCGTGCCCGAGTTGCCCGAATCGCCCGTTATAAAGCCGAATCCGCATATCGAGAAAAGGCAGGCTTTGCCTCTTGCCAAAGAGCATGAATATCTGCTTGAGGCATTTAAGCAAAGTGAAGAAGAAAATATCGCTCACTTTGAAGTGCTTGAAATTGAAGGGGAAAAGTACGTCTTTGCGAGAGCTTACGGATGGGACTTTGGCTATTTGTATAAAGTTATAGAAAACGAAACGGAAATTGAGTTTGAATATGCCGATTTATACGGTCATCCCGATTGGTTTGAACTTGGCGTAGCAGAAATGTCACAGGGCAGGTTTTTAACGGCGGTAAGTGCCTCGTATGCGGGAAACGGTGGGCTTTTGCTCGTCTCGGATGAAGCAGAATACGGCGATTGGCGCACGATTGGTATATGCGGATCGATGTACGACAACGAGTGGATTGAAGGCTTCAATTACGTTGATGAATACGGTGCAAACGCCGTCGGCTATTACGGTGGGCATATGACACCGAATTATAGGGACGTTGACGGTGACGGGCATACCGACATCGTGCTCACGGGTGTGCAGTTTGTGAGAAACCGTGCGAGAACCGGCATTGTAGCTGAGTACGACTGCGAATACGTTTATATCTACGATGTGAATAAAGATGAGTTTATACTCGACGTGTCAAGAAGCAGACATGATGAGTTGAGGTGATGAAGAAACACTATGTGTTTCTTCATCAGCGATATGCCTGACGGCAAATGATGTGCTTCGCAATGATGTTGCCTGACGGCAAATGATGTCTGCCTTCGGCAGAATTATGGTAGAAATTCCTTTGCGGAATTTCATTATTTTTAAAATAAAAACAGAACAAATGTACTTAAAATAATTCGGAATTCGGACAATAGGGCTCCCGTTGCAAGGCAGAACGAAGTGCGTTGCAATGGGAAGAGGACGAGCAACGAAGCAAGTGAAATTTTGCGAATAGCAAAATGAAGCAAAGCGAAGTTTGTGAGGACGAGAAAGGAGAAAAATATGAAAGAAAAATTTGCAAAACTTATAAACGTTAAATCAATGGTTACGATTCTTTTAACACTTCTGTTTGTGTTTCTCGGTATACGGGGAAGCATTTCTCAGGAAGTGATGACGATATATACAACCGTAATAGCATTCTATTTCGGAACACAGTTTGAAAAGAGGGAGAAGGACGATGTATCCTGTTAAAAATTACAAAATCACCTGCAAATACGGCGTCAAGGGTGGCTGGAAGTGCGGTTATCACTGCGGTGTCGACCTTATCCCCACCGATAAGGACTACAACATTTACTCTCCTGTAAAGGCAACTGTCTTTACAGTGAAAAAGAACCATTCGTCCTACGGAAACTACGTCGTTTTAAAGCATACGGACGGCTATTTTTCGCGTTATGCTCATCTTGACAGCATTGCCGTCAAAACAGGGCAGACGGTGAGTGAGGGGACGGTGCTCGGCGTAATGGGAAACACGGGAAATTCGTCGGGCAGGCATTTACATTTTGAGGTGCACCGTGGCACGTCAATGGCGTATCCTGCAAATACAGACCCTATGAAATATATTCAGCCGACCGACATAGCCGACATAGCAAAAGAACTTGCCACACTCGGCATTGTGAGTGATACGGCAGGTCTTATCAACGAAGTAAAAAAAGAGCCGTGTGGCAGACTCTACTGGGTTTGCCGTAAGGCACTCGCATACATAAGGAGGAATAATTTATGACATTAGAAGACGCTTTAAATGCAAAAGTACCCGCCCCCAATGCTACGGCTTGGGTGCCCGGGCTTGGAACGGTAGGAGCATATATTGACCCCAAAACAGGAAAGACACAGAATGAATTACCGGTGGGCTCGGTTGTAACGCCGTACGGTAGTACAAAAAGTTGGGAAATTACAGGCGGTACTGCAGGCAATTACACATCAAAACTTGTACAGAACTCTGCACCGTCCGCAACAGGCGGAATAACGTCAGGTGGAGGCGGAATAACCTCCGCAGGCACACAGACGGTCGAGGATATGTACGGCAGAGCCTTGAATGATATGACCGTCGGGCAGAATAATCTGACGAGAATGGCTGTAAATCAGCTTGAAAGTCAGAAAAAGGGCGTTCACGGTGCCTACGACGCCTCTGCAAGAAACGCCTACACCAACTATATGATGAACAACAAGAATTTAAACGAGGCGCTTATCCGTGCAGGGCTGTCCGAGGGCGGTATGAGCGAAAGCTCACAGGTTGCATCAAACGCCGCATACGGTGCCGAGCTTACGGCAAATGAAATCGGCAGAAATCAGGCAATAAGCGACATCGACTCGCAGATAGCCGACGTTCGTTACAAGGGCGAAGCGGCAATTCTTGATGCGAAAAACAGCCTCAATCTCGACAAAATAGAGTATCTCGCCGACAAGGAAGAAAAAGCGCAGGACAGAGCGTGGGCGGTTGAAGACATCAACCGAAGCAGAGCATGGGCAAATGAGGACCGTGCCGACACGAATTATCACGCTTATCAGAAAGATGCACTCGGAACGTTGCAGGAATATGCACAAATGGGCATTACAACTCCGCCGAAAGGGCTTCTAAATGCACTCGGTCTCACTCCCGAGCAGTACAAGCAAATGCTGAAATACTACAAAGAGAAGTAAGAGAGGGGAAATTCCCCTCTCTTTCGGGAAAGGACTTTAAAATGAAACAAAATAATGCTAAAATAAAGGAGAACAAATGAGAAAATATCAAAATACCAGCAACGTTATAGCCGATACGAAAGATTATTTCAGAGGCTATGGACAAATCGGATATTCGAAATATGATAATTCCACCTCATCGGTGGAAATCGGTGAAGGGTTAAGAGATTTGATTTACGAGCTTTCCTATCTCAATTCTTTGTATGACAGACTTGAACCGCAGGCGTACAGAGCAGGTGCTTTCGAAGATGCACAGGAACTTATACCTGCGGTGGAAAAAAGAATAAAACTGCTTGAAGAAACCAAGAAAAAGTTGGAGAATAAAAGAGAAAAGGCTGTCATACTTGAAGAAGCGGAGGAGGTTGTAAATTATCCCGATTTCATAGAGAAAGCACAGTACAACGAAGATGCAGAAGATGTGGGAAAACATTTCTGGAGTGTTAATTCGGGAAACAGTGCAGTCGATATGGGATTCCTCAGTGAAGAACAGGCGGAAAATCTTCCTGCAACGAGAGCAAGCGAAACGGACCGTACATACGGGGATTTCGTCGAGGCACTTGATTATGCCGCACTCGGCGGTAACGTCAGAACGGCTTGGTTTATGACGCCCAAAGAGGTTGGTATATACAATTATCTTACCGAAACGAGAGGCGGAAAATATGCTGACAAGTATTTTGAAAGCATTGAGCAGGAACTTAATGACCGCAGAACAGGCTGGAGCACCCGTGAAGCACAACGAGTGGCAAATGAGGATGAATTAGCCTCATCTCTTGCAACGGTTGTCGCCACCCCTGCACGTGATATCACGGCATTGGCAGGAAACGTCAATGATATGATAAAAACCGCACAAGGCAAAGAAATAAGTGCAAATGATGCTTTTAAGCAGAATAACCTTGCCACAAGAGAAATCAGAGGAACGGTTTCCGAGGATATGGGCTGGCTTGGTGAAAAAGCATACAACTTTGCCATGAATGCTGGGGACGGCTTAATGCGTACGGCAAGTACGGCATTTTTACCCGCAAGCGGAACAGTAACAGCAACTATGTCAGGATCATCCGCTATGCAGGATGGAGTTATTGATGCCAAGGAAATGGGTATGACAGATAAGCAAGCAGTTGCATATGGAACAGGTATGGGATTTTTGGATCATCGGATAGGTAAAATAACTGATAAGAAACTTGGAAAAATAATTGAGAATAACATTAAAACGCCAGACCTGATTACTGCACCTGTAGGTTCAAACAGATCAGCATTCTTGAGAGGCGGAACAACCAAATTTGTTAAAGATACACTTCTACAGAACAAAAAAGACGAACTTTATTCGCTTGTCAGAGGAACTGACGGTGAAAATTATGTGAATAATTTGTTCAGAAGCAACCCGTTCAGGTGGATGAATGATGATGACAAAATTGAAGTGATCAGCGGACTTACCGATTATTGCAGAGGCAATATATCGGAAGATAACATGAAAAACATATTGCAGATTAAACTTAAGTAA